ATCCAAAGTCATTGATTGGGTGTGGCTTGAAAAATCATAACCATCCATGAATAGACGGCCATCAGTTAAAACAAAAGTAGCCATTATCTACGACGACCTCCGCCTTTTTTCATGCCGCCTACCTTTTTTTTACCACCACCGTAGTGCTTAGGCATCCTTGGCTCCCTTTTTCTTTTTAGAATCGTTTTTAATTTTTTCAAGATGACCACCAGCGACAAGTGACTCAGCTAAAAGTTCATCTTTAACTTCAATGACCTCGCCAGGTTCCGCACCGTTAATCTTTTTATTTCCAATTATTTTAAATTTCATTAACTTGACCCCTTGGTATAAACAGTAAGTCCGAGCCTTGCACCGATGCACTCAACACCATTGACCGCATAAGTTGCTCCATAATCACTCATTGTAGTGACAACCGCAGAAGTCTCAGATTGGCCTAGGTCAGAATTTTGAAAAATAACTTGGCGAATAGAACTAGAGCCTGAACCATTTATGAATCCATCTAGTTGATTTTGGCCCGATCGTGAATCAGTCCTGGATACAACAACCAATAAATCAAATTCATAACGGTCAGTCCCACGAGCCATGGCTTCAGTAAAGTTTATTGAAGTAGGAAGTAGAACAGCAGCTGGAACATTAATCATGTCATCGATGGTGTCATAAACACGGATGCCTGAAATATTATCGCCAACAGTGGTTTTAATTGCAGTGCGGATAGTTGTAAAGCTAGCCATTAGGCTATACCAACAGAATCCCCACGACGATACGGGTCAAGCATTCTAGTAATTTGACGGTTTTGGCGAACAGCAAGAACACCAAACTCACCAACACCAGCGATGCCCAGGGGAGTGTTACGCATTGCAAAGTTCTCACTGCTAAGCATCAAACAGGCCTGACGGACTGGTTCAGGCACAGCAGCAAAACCCCAATTGGCGGTCACTTGAATCCTTGGTCGATTGTTAGTTCTAGTAGTTGGAAATTCATGCTGGCCATCAGTAAATAATTCAATTGAAGTAAAACCAAGACCTTTAATACCAAAAGCCTCAGCATTTAGAGGAAGTAAAGCAAAGTCAGTAGATGCAACGGTGGTCTCATAAGTGCCGTCATCATCATCATCATATTTTAAAACAAGACCAGTCGAAGTTGAAATATCATCAACAACAACCATGTAAGGGTTACCAGTTCGGTAAATTTTGGCTGAAGTTGAACCATCAGCATAAAACTGACGACCACAATATGCATCGATTTGGCGACTTGCAGAATTTACAGCATCCTCGAGTTCAGCATCATCATTTGAATCGCTGATATTTACGAACGCCTTAATCTCTGCCAAGGTGCAGTAGCCATTGGATATCGCCATAATTTATTTTTTCGGTTTGGATTTAGCGGCTGGTTTTTTCTTTGCAGCTGTCTCTGCCTTTGGCTTAGCCATTGCAGTTTCAGGAACGCCAGCATCCTTTAAAATTTTTTTAACTTCAGCAGCTCGCTTAGTTTTTTTATAAACTAAATAGCCTTTGAGTTCCTCCTTGTAAGCAGCAATCTGCTCCTTGGATAGTTTAATTTTCGCCATTTTTAAAACTCCTTTATTTTATCTAGCCAGGATCGCTTGGACCCTGGCTAAATAATCCCTAATTAAAATGTAGGTGCGATTAAACCAGTTCCAGTTATTGCAGAGATACCTGCTGGATAACGGCCTGATGCATAAGCAACATAGCCATAACAAACAAGTTTCACTGTCAATGAACCTGAACCGACATCGTCGAATCTAAGTCTGAACGGACTACCTGTCTCTTCAAAGAGAATATGGTCGTCAGCTTTGACAATATAGATAGCATCCTCAGTGCCAGCACCTAGGTCAGTCCTAACATTAGCGTCAGCAATTACTGGTAAACCAGCAAGTTGACCTACTACTTGGCCATAAGCAGCTGCCTCACCAACACCATAAACATTGTCAGGCTGATTTCCAGCAGGCAATACTAATGGTCTGTTATTTCCATCAACACCAGCAGCTAGGAATCCCCATCTACGTGGATGCATGATGATAGCTGTAGCAGCAGCAAAACGGTTGCTATTAATTTTTTGAATTCCATCTATGAGTTTTGGATAAAGCTCACCAACAGTAGGGGATGCATCAGTATAAGTCACGGAGTTTATACCGCCGACTTGGCTGATACCTACAGGTTGGCCAGTTCCGCCACCATTAATTAAATTCTTATCTAGCTCAGTGTAATAAGCTGAAATCAAGTCAGAGAAAACTATAGCCTCGAGGTCGGTGCCTCTTTCAATTGCTTGACGGCTTACATCTTGCTGACCACCAATGGTGTTGACATTTACAGTGTAAAGAGTGTCATCAATATTGGTCTCATCAAGTGCTGAGTTTTCACTAGCTTGAAAAGCATTAGTTGAACCAGTTGTAATTCTAGATAGCTCGACCTTCATACCTTTATCTGGTAAAGGTGCCTTAGGTAAAGCATTATAAAATGGGGATCCCGCTCTAGCTTTTGTAGCGACAAGGTCGGTCAAATATTGAGGAACAACTAAACCAGCAAATGCACCAGTTCCAACGTCTCTCTTTTCGCCGTTTCCTTTTTGATGTCGCTCAATTCTATCTTGAGCTAAGTAGTCACCATTTCTAGCGTTAAAAGCATCTTGAAGAAATGCATGGTCACTGCCTCTATGGTAGACACCAGGCTCCTCGATTGACTCTACGACAGGGTCGAGTTTTTCCTCATCTACGCCTAATTTTTGGCGGCTTTCCTCTATTTCTTTTTCAGCTTTTCTAATTTCCTCAGCTTCAGTAATTCTGTCCCCAAGGTCATTAATTTCGCTTTTAAGGCTTTCGTATTTGGAAGTTTCATCCTCATTGAAGTCTCGCTCTTCCTTTTCGGCGAGCTCGGTTAAACCTTTGACTTCAGTGATTAAGGACTCTCTCTTTTCCAACATTTCCTTAATTTTCAATTTTAACTCCTAATTAAATAGTTTTTTTTATATACAAATTGTGAGTGTTCGCAAAAGTGAGTAGTCGGCTTTTAAGAACGGCTCTGCATCTCCCAAATTTCTAAATCACGAACCGCAGCCCTTTTATTTGATTTAGTAACTTGAGTCTTTGGTAAGAGATCGCTTAATTGACCAATCACCTCAGTTATTTTTGAAACTTGGTCCTCATTTGGCTCCTGGTCAGACCTAACCTCGGCTAGGACTTCCTGGAGTTCGCCCAAATCGACACCACGAATAGTCGCAAGGGTCGCTGGGTTAGCAGGCCAAGTAACAACAGATACATCTAATAAACGTAATTCTTTGAGCGTTCTAGTTTCGCCGTTATCGGTAAATTCATCTTTGATAGCATGAAAACCAAAGCTCATCTCTGACAAATCGCCACGCTTTAAAGCAGATGCAATCTCAGCGACTTTCGGGTTTGACTCATCAAGTTTGGCCTTAACAAATAAACCATGCTCATCCTCCCTCAGCTCTAAAGTTTTTGACTTAGTGCGAGCCAATGGAATGCCATCATGATTAATTAAAAACTTTACATCATCCTGTTCATTAAGAGTTTTACTAAAAGCTCCACGGGTTACGGTTTCATTATAAACACCACGGGAGTCAGCAACACGGTAAGGGGAGTCGAAAACTGATGCATAACCAGTAAATATTAAATCGTCGCTATCAATATCAGCTTCGGCCCGAAGTTCAAAAAAACGGGTTTCTTTATTTTCGCTCATGCGTTTAATAATACCAATAGCTTGATTAGTTGGCTGTGGCCTAGACATTGAACGATCATCAGAATGACGAGCAACCTGACGCTCAGCCCAACGCATCGCATCAAGACGGGTAGCTTTTGACAAAGAACCACCCCACAAAAGCCACGCCACGAGTCCAGGACTCATGCGGTCGCTTTCGCCACTTAAAAACTTTTTAGCACCCTCACCCTCAAAGTCAGGTAAATGACGCTTGAACCAGGCCTGCATGCGGAGTGCTTTATCATGAGATACAACACCATCACGCATTTGACGAGCCTCCCGTTTGGTTTTTTCTGTTAAACCTTGACCAGCAAACTGCAAATTTTCTAAACCACGAGCAGCATTGTTGCGGATAAACTCAGGAACATTAATCTCATGCCGCAGGCTTTTCTTTTCATTTTCAGCAGCATAAAGTGCTTTGA